CAGGAGGAGCAGGAATTCCTTTCAGTTCGGGCGCTGGAGGAAACGGAGGAGCTAGTGGTAATAACTCAGGATCTGCTGGTGGAGCAGGAGGAGTTAGTAGTTTTGGAAATTTATATACTATCAACGGTGGAAACGGTGGAAACGGTGGAGGACCTGGTGGACCAAGAGGAAATCCTGGAAACCCTGGTAACGCAACTGGAGCTTCTTTCACATTTAATATGAATAATTTAAAAACTTTTTGGAACTTACCTGGAAATCAAGGAACCGCGGGCGCTGGCGGAAATCAAAACCCGGGAAGTAAGGGTGGCCCGGGAGGTACGGGTGGACCAGGTGTATTAGTTATTTGGGAAAACTACGGAACATAGGAGAATAAAAAATGCCGTATGCTATATTAAATAAATCTACAATTGGTATCTATGCAGTTGCAGAAGATGATCAACACAGAGATGCTTTTGATAGTAGATTTTATGATAAAATTTCTATACCTCAATCTAACTTTAACGATGTTGTTTTGGGGAAAACAGATATAATTACTACTGATAATGGAAGCACTTTTAGTTACCCTGATCTTAAAAACGGACCTGATCCTTATGAATTAAATGAAACTGAATTTAATTCTAGGTTAAGTGATTTACAAAGAAGTTTAAATCAATTTATCGCAAATAATCCTGATCATCCTATTTATAATAGAGCAGTAAATTATCTTGATTCTTTGAAAAATTTAAATTTAGATAATATTACTTTTCCATTGTCTGTCACATTTGAAGAATATATGGATCAACAAAATATAGATTTTTTACATCCTTATCAAATAAGATAAAGGTTGATTAGAAAACAAATTTAGAATAAAAAAACATATGTTTGAAAAAATAATTGAGTTTAGTGCTCATGAAGACTATTATTTATGTAAAGACGAATATCCAACTCCCATAAAATTAAATATACCAGAATGGTATAAAAATTTAAATCATACAGTTGAAAAATGGACTGTAAAAGGATGCATGCCTTTTTTAGATACCCTCACAACTGGTTATGTATTAAAAATGCCACAGGATTTTTATTTAAAACATAATGTCGATAATAAAACAAAAACAGGAGAAGTATTTAAAGATTCTTTTCAAAAATTTGCATTAGAAGAATTTAAAGAACTGATTGGTGCTAAAGGAATAAATCTAAATGCTGGTGTTGATATACATGGAACAGATCAACTAAAAGGTTGTCCATATATTAGTAAAAATAAAAATTTACCTTTTTACAAAATTATTAATCCTTGGAAAATAAAAACTCCCAAAGGATATTCTTGTTTATTCGTTTCTCCTTTAAATAACCCAGATGATCGATTTTCAATCATTCCTGGCATAGTAGATACAGATACTTTTCCAAATGAAATAAATTTTCCTATTGTTATTAATGGAGATAAATATCCAGTTTTAGAAACTACTATAAAAAAAGGCACTCCTTACGCACAGGTAATACCTTTTAAAAGGGATTCTTGGAAAATGATTACAAAGCCAAGACAAGTAAAAGAAATACAAAGGTCTAGACTTGGATACCAGTTAAAGGTGATACATAACTACAAAGAAAGATACTGGAATAAAAAAATATGGAAATAAAAAATTTAATAAAAGTTTATGATGACATTTTACCTTTAAGTGTACTGTCTAGTTATTTAAGATTTATAAACACTTTAACGTTCGAACCAGGGAAAATTCACCTTGATGGTGAAGGTAATCAAGGTTTAGATAAAAAAATAAGAAATACAGAAATTTTCTCAATGTGGCAAAATTTTGATGATAACAATATGACAGGGATACATTGGTTTAATTTAACATTAAATGTTATAAAAAACTTTGTTGAACAGTATAGAAAGGATTTAAATTTAAATTCAAATTTAAGTTATTCTAGGATAGATGCAGTAGATATTCTTAAATATCAAAATAACGGTTTTTACACATGGCATGTAGATGCTGGTTCATCTATTAATAGAACGCTTAGTGTTGTATATTTATTCAACAACGATTACGAAGGTGGTAATCTTTGTTTTAAAAATCCAGATGAAAGCGGAGAAATGGAAATAGATGTTAAACCAAATAGGATGATTATTTGGCCAAGTAATTTTCTGTATCCACACACAGTAAAACCTGTAACGAAAGGAACTAGATACTCACTTGTATCATGGGTGGTTTAAATATGAACACTTTTAAAGAGATAAAATTTAAAGTAATTAAAAATTTTTTATCTAAAGAAGAAACTTCTTTGTTAAATGATTACTGTATAATAAAACACAAAAACAATAGAACTAATTTTGATATCAATCAAAATAATAATGGAGATACTTTTTTTTATTCTGATTCATTAATGACTAGTTTACTAAAAAATAAATTACCGTTAGTTGAAAAAGAAACTGGATTAAAATTATTTCCGACTTATGCACTCTGGAGAATGTATTCAATGTTTTCCGATTTAAAAAAACACACAGATAGACCTTCTTGCGAAATAAGTGTTACCGTAATGATAGGATCGGACGGAACTAAATGGCCCATTTACATGAATGGACAGGAAGTACACCTTGAAGCTGGTGATGCAGCAGCTTATTTAGGCTGTGAAGTAGAACATTGGAGAGAAGAATTTATTGGTGATTATCACATACAAACTTTTTTACATTATGTAGATATAAACGGTCCTTACGCAAATTACAAATTTGACCGAATGGATTATTTAGGTCAGGTGAGATGAGGTTTAAACAATACAAAGACGGGTCTTGTGATATTGAATTTTCTTTTAGAGAAAGAATCAACTTATTTTTAAAAGGAAAATTAATATTAGACGATAAAAGTTTAAAAATTTTTGGAGATAATCTTGTTAGAATTGTGACTGAGTGGCAAATTAACTTTGATAAAGATTTAAGAAAAAGACTCACAAGCTACGACGATAAAATAAAAACAAAATGAATTTGACTTTAAATCAAAATTTAAAAAATTTTGTTTATGTTAGTAACGCTTTACCAAAAAGTTTTTGCGATACACTTGTAAAAGATTTTGAAAAAAACTACAGCTGGGAGCAGCACAGTTGGTACGATCCTAAAAAGGGCGATTATAGTCATCCCGACAAAGAACTAGACGTATCTCCTTTAAAACAAGAATATGTACAAGAATATTTTAAACTTTTACAGAAGCCCCTTGAAGAATATCACTATAAACATGCTTTCATTGAGGAAAACCAATTTAATCTTATTAGTAAATTAAGTTTACCTAGAGTTAATAAATATGAGCCTGGTACATTGATGAGACTTCATTTTGATCATATTCATTCTATATTTGATGGTAAAGAAAAAGGGATACCTTCTTTAAGCTTGGTGTCTGTTTTAAATAATGAATTTGAAGGGGGAGAACTTGTAATAAGAGATACAGTGTATAATTTAAAAAAAGGTGATTTAATTATATTTCCTTCATGTTTTATGTTTCCTCATAAAGTTAATGAAATAAAAAAAGGTATTAGGTACGGTATAGTTTGTTGGGGATATTAAATGAATATTCTAACAATAAATACAAGCCACGATGGTTCTATAACTATTGCGTGTGATAACGAATTAATAGTTCATCAACAAATTGACAGATACAATGGAATTAAAAATACCACTTTTCCAAATATAAAAATAATAGAAAAAATTAAAGAATTAAATATAAAGTTTGATTTAATTCATTTTCTCTCATTAGAAGGTAGTTATACAAATGTTTGGGCAGATGCTTTTAATAAATATCATATTTTTGATAAAAAAACCAAAGTTAAAATCGAAGATGTATTTGGAGAGCATCATATGTATCATGCGATGAGCTCTGTATATTTTAATAAAAAAGTAAATAAAGAATACGACATATTTATTTCAGATGGTGAAGGTGCTATAAAATATTTCAATGAATTACCAAATAATCAATGTAGAGAAAGAATTTCTTTTTATGTTTATAATAAAAATTTATACCGTAACTTCAATTATTACTCCACTGACAAATCAAATTATTATCAAGATAAAGAAAAGAACATAAGTCCTAAAAATATTAATATTGGAGAGGCCTACCGTTTTTTTACAAAAGAGTTTGGCTACAGTTACAATGAAGAGGGTAAGCTAATGGCTTTAAGTAGTTATGGTCAATTCAACAAAGATTTATTTGATACATTTATTTATGAAAATAATTTTAATCTAAATACTGTTTTATTTGATAATCAACCAAACCTTGATTTTAAGATGTATGATAATTTAAATGCATCTCCAGATAATGCATATGCACAAGACTTTGCATTTAATTTTCAAAAATCATGTGAAGAAATAACACTCAAGTTAATTAAAAAACATTGCAAAACAGAGAGTCTGTGTATTGGAGGAGGAGTGATGCAAAATGTTTTGATAAATACTTTTCTATCTAAATCATTAGGAAAACAAGTAACAGTTGATCCAATTGGAAACGATCAGGGCATATCTTTAGGAGCTATGGTTTTTAACACTGGAAACAAACTTGAAAAAAAAGACACTCTATATTTAGGTTTTAAACCTGAGTATAATTTAAATATTTTTGATAATACTAATTTTAAAATATTAGATTGTAGTGCAAAAGATGCGTCTTTAATTCTTGTAAAAGAACCCATTGCAATATTTCAAGGTAGATCAGAACAAGGTCAACGAGGTCTTGGAAATAGAAGTTTATTAATGAATCCAACTCATTCTGAATGTATTCAAAAAATTAATGCAATTAAAAAAAGAGAGTGGTTTAGACCTTTTGCTTGTTCAATACTGAATGAGGAATTAAGCAATTGGTTTCATGTAGATAGTGACAGAAATCCTTTTTTTATGATGTTTGTTTTTAATGCAAGGGAAAATGTTAAGGATCAAATTAAAAATGTTTTAGCTAATGACGGAACATGTAGACTTCAATCAGTTACAAATCATCATAATTCAAACTTTCATACGCTTCTTAAAGAGTTTTTTTATATCACAAAGATACCCTTGTTATTGAATACTTCTTTAAATTTACCTGGACACACATTAGTTGAAACATTAGAAGATTTAAAAAAAACTATGTTGAATTCAAACTTGAAGTATTCTTATTTGCCAGATATAAATAAATTAATAATAAAAAATGACTAATTTAAATGTAATTCCTATTTTTCCTACTCCAGTATTATTTTCTAAATTAAATAGAGAATTTACAAAACAAGAATTGTCATTTATAGAAAAAACAAAAAATAATACTGTAGAAAATTCAGGAAATAGATATTCGGATGATACTTATATATTAAATAACCCGATATTGACCAATCTAAAAAATGAAATAATGTTAAATGTAAGACGATATGCAGACTATATTATTTGTCCTGAAGATAATATTGAATTTTTTATAACTCAATCTTGGTTAAATTACACATTAAAAAAAGGTTATCACCCTGTTCATAATCATCCAAATTCTATTTTATCTGGTGTATTATATATAAAAACATTTCCTGAAAAAGATGAAATTGTCTTTCATAAAAAAGATTATGAAGCGATAAAATTTGATCCATCTTCACTTAATATGTTTAATTCAAATAGAAGACATTTGAAAGTTAATAGTAAAGATTTGATTATTTTTCCGTCTTCTTTAGATCATAGTGTACCAATCAAAGACACTGATTTTGAAAGAATTAGTCTAGCTTTTAATGTTTTTTTCAAAGGTAAAATAAACTCCGCACATAGTTTATACCAGTTAGACAACAGCTTATTGTCTATTTAAAATGGTTATTTTATTATAACTTAAAATAGGTTATAATGACCATATGCCATTAAGCTTAATTAATATAAGACCTGGATACAATAAACAAATTACAGATACTGCGGCAGAAGGCCAATATGTAGATGGGGATTTTGTACGTTTTCGATATGGTCTACCTGAAAAAATAGGCGGATGGTCTAAAATTACATCAAATACATTAGTTGGTGTTGCACGTGCACAGCATCAATGGACGGATTTAGATGGAAGAATTTATGCAGCTATTGGAACGCATAAGGCTTTAATTATTTACTATGAAGGTGCATTTTACGATATTACTCCATTAGAGACAGCGCAAACGGGTGGAACATTCACGACCAACGGAACAACAACAGTTACAGTTACATTATCTGGACATAGCGTGAATGCGGGAGATTTATTCACTTTTACCTCAGTTACACCTCCAACAGGTGCAGGATACACAGCAGGAGATTTTGAAGACACAACATACGAAGTAACAAATAGATTAAGTGCAACTCAATTTACGGTTACTATGGCAACTGCTGCATCAAACAGCGGTACATCTGGAGCATGTACAATTAATAGATATGTTTCTGCAGGCGGTATTGGACAAACTTTTGGTTTTGGATTTGGTACAGGTTTCTGGGGTGGAGGAACTGAAGTCACTACAGATTTAGACGGAGCATTATTAAATGATACTAATGGAACTGGTGGAGTTGGTACGACAATAAATTTAGATGATACAACTGGTTTTCCATCAGCTGGAGTTATTAAAGTTGAAAATGAATTAATTTCTTACACAGGAACAACTTCTACAAGCATTACAGGTATAACAAGAGCAGTGAATGGAACTTCAACTGCAGCTCATAGTGATGGTACTTCAGTAGAAGTATTTACTGGTTGGGGTGATGCATCACTATCGTCTACTACAACACTTGATCCTGCAAACTGGTCACTAGATAATTTCGGACAAATTCTTACAGCAACAATTTTAAATGGTAGGACGTTTACTTGGCAACCAATTCAAAATACACCGACAGCTTTAGAAACAAGAGCAACTATTATGACTGGAGCTCCAACTAAAACAGTTATAAGTTTAACTTCAGATCAAGACAGACATTTTATACATTGTGGGACAGAAACAACGATAGGTGACACAACCACTCAAGATAAAATGTTTATTCGTTTTTCTGATCAGGAAAGCACTTCTGATTACACACCTACTTCTGTTAATACTGCAGGTACATTTAGATTGGATGATGGAACAGAAATAAGAGCTGCAGTCAAAGCAAAAGACTATGTTTTAATTGTTACTGATACCGCTGCATATACCATGCAATTTGTGGGGGCTCCGTTTACGTTTAGTGTTAGAAAAGTAGGTTCAAATTGTGGATG